ATCAGATCCGGGAATCCTTAATTCAATATTACAATTCCTATTACCATATATACGTTTACCAAATAACCGGTAAATAAGCTTAGAATACCATAGAGGATATTCATACACTTGATATCCTTTATAGGTATAGATAAGCATAAGCTGTATTCTAAAGTATGTATCTTTAGTAGTAATCCACTCATGATTGTTATAAGTGCTTACAATATATGTTTTCTTTTTCATCTGTTTCTATTGTTTTAGCCATATAATGGCTGAATGTGGTACGTAAATCACTTTGTTACTGCTTGTTAGTGTACTATGTTTTAGTCTTAAGTACTCTTGTAACACTTACACACACCCTCACATAACTATAAATTTTTTTAGTGTTGTCTCAAAATTTACCGTGTTGAGACAAAAGATACTAAAGTAATTCATCATTATGTAATATTTGCTGACATAACTGTGACATAACAAGAAATATATACAAGCTCATGTAGCCAACATGATTTAATTCCTGGACTATTGGAAACTTGTATAAGTAGTGCCTATGCCTGTAACCCAATTGGGCACTCCGTTATTCTGGAGTGCACCAATATAGTGTAGTTACTTTACCGTCATCATCTATAATTGGGTCACCCACAATTTTAAATGGTAGTTTAGCACCTACTTCTAATTCACCAATGTCTTGATCACCGATAGCAATGACCCCAAATTTGAGGTCTGCCATTTGCACACGCGTTGTGATTTCTACACCGTTAGGTAATTTTACTTTCTTTGTACCCATTTTAGCGGTTGTACAAATGATGGCTCTGCCTGATTCTGATTTTTTATAAAAATACATCATATATATGGGGGTTAGTCCCTGCTAAAAGTAAGGAGGGGAGCTGATAGTTTATAGCCACACCCACCGCCATTTATAAAACAATTACCATTTAGGTGGGGGGTATTTTAGTGAACGTAATGTGCCGGGGGGTATTTTATTGTATCTTTGTTTTATGTATATAGATTTTGTAAAAGAGCATAACTTGATACAAAGTTTGCTCAAGAGGTTACCAAAGGTTGATCCTTATTTTACACTTGTTTTAAATGTGTCCCCTGACTACTCTTCTACAGTAGCAATGCAAACGGCACACTATCTTTCTGGAAATGGTAAGATGTTAGATATGCATCCGGTAGATGTTCCTTACCCAAAGGAAAGTAAGGATTTGTATGAGAAACAATTTAAGGAGGATAGTAAGATCTTTACTTATAGGTATGATAAGATTATCTTAGTTGAGGCTGCTGTTCTTTCCGGGAATAATTATACCTGGCTAAAAGAAATACTTTTGGATCTAGGGTATGAGAATGATGATATAATTACCGTCTCTCTTGTAGAGATGACTACTAGTAAATTTAAATGTGATTATGTAGGAGAGCATACAGATACTATGCCTGAGTTTTATTGGGAGAGGTATAATAGTCACTGGGATTAATTGTTAGTAACTTGTTAGTCTAGATAAATATATAAAGTGTAAACTTGTATTTATGTCAGAGAGTAAACCAGTTAGTTGTATTAGATGCAGTAAACCATTGTCAGATGGGGAGTCCTGTGATTGCAGTGAAGTGGGTTATGAATCATGGCAGTTATAAATAAAAACCAAAAACCAATGGAAGAAAATAAAGAGCTCACACCTGAAGAGGTAAAAGAGCGCAAGGAAAAGCTAGTTCAGTATTACACTGAACAAGTAGAGTTTCTAACTGTACAGTTAGAGTATGAAACATTAGTAACAAATATTGAGGAGCAAAGAGCTAAGCGTTTGCAGTTCCAAGTTATGGTTGCTAATATGCTAGCTTCTGACACTGAAGAAGATTCAGTAGAAGAGGAGGAAAAACCAAGAACTCTTAGAAGGTCATGATCGTAAATCAAGTTAGTAAGAAGGTAAAGTTAGATAAAGATATTATTGTAAAATATCAACTTCTAACCCATTGCTATTTAGAGGGGATCAATGTTAGTAATGCTGATCTTAATTGTCTTACTATGCTTGCATTTAATGAGGAGATTGAACTCACAGAATTTTGTAATTATGCATCAGATGAGGGGGTATTCAAAACCCCTCAGTCTGTGAGAAATGCTGTTATAAAGTTTGAGCGCAAAGGGATGATTGAGAAAAATGGTAAGGGTAGAAAGTTAATTAAGTTATCTGCTAATTTAAATATACAAGTTAAAGGTAACGTTTTTTTAGATTATAAATTTATAAGTCTTGAACCCCAAGAAGTATAAAGATATTTTAAAGAAAACATCTGAGGAGTTAGACATAGAACAAAAGATTGTTAAAACTGTCACAGATTTTTATTGGGATAAAGCTAGAAAGTCTTTATCATCTTTAGAGAATCCTCATGTGTTTATAGATGGTCTTGGTACATTTAATATTAAGTGGGATATTCTTCAAACTAATATTCAAAGGTACTCTGATTATTTACAGAACCGGGAGAACTTAGTTTTTTCTAGGTATCATGTATATAAGAATACAGTGGATAAATTAGAGAAGATGCAAGCATTAGAAATTACAATGAAAGAAGAGTATGAAAAGAAAAAAAATCATAGAGAAAATAAAAAGCAACAAAATAATGACTCTTTGGAACAATAAAGAAAAGATACTTGAGGGAATCAAGAATTATTTATTTACTACAGATACAATTGAACAGATTGCTTTAGAGCGTTACACTATTTGTCAAGCCTGTCCTAAATTGGATATTACAGGTACAGAATGTTTAGCACCCGGATCACAGCCTTGTTGCTCTGAATGTGGGTGTTCTTTAAAATTTAAAACAAGGAGTTTATCATCCTCTTGTCCTTTGGATAAGTGGGAATCATTTATGAGTATGGAAGATGAGGATGATCTATTAGCTAAGTTATGACTGTAATATTTAAACCAGAAAATCACAAATATGAATCTATTGGTCCAGAAGAAAGTATTGAGTGGACTAGTGTAACATCATTTATATCTAAGTATAAGAAACCCTTTGATGCTAAAAGTATAGCGGAAAGATCATCTAAATCTAAGAAGTCTAAGTGGTATGGTATGACTGTAGAAGATATTTTACAGGCTTGGGAGAATGAATCTAATAGAGCTATTGATCAAGGTAACTGGTATCATAACCAACGTGAAGCTGACTTACTTGAATTAAATACTATTGAAAGACATGGTTGCATCCTACCTATTATTAGACCTTTAATCAATGATGATATTAAATATGCACCTTCTCAGAAATTAGTGGAGGGTATGTATCCTGAGCATTTTGTATATTTAAAATCAGCTGGTATATGTGGTCAATCAGATTTAGTAGAGATTGCAAAAAATGAGGTTAATATCACAGATTATAAAACTAATAAAGAAATTAAAAAGGAGTCATATGTAAATTGGGAGGGAGTAAGTCAGAAGATGTCCACCCCTGTCTCACATTTAGATGATTGTAATTTTTGGCATTATGCACTACAATTGTCAACATATATGTATATTATATTGAAGCATAACCCTAAATTAAAACCGGGGAAGATTACAATTCACCATGTTTTGTTTTATACAGAGGGTAGTGATAAGTTTGGTAACCCCATTACTAAGCTAGATGATCAAGGTGAACCTCAAGTTAAAAAGATTGTACCTTATGATTTACCTTATCTAAAAGCTGAGGTTATAAATTTAATAAAACACAAACAAGATGCTAATTAAACTATTTGATATAGTAAACAATAAAGTAGTGCCAACTGAGCATTGCTACACAATCTCTTCATTAAGAGATATAATGGAGTTACATCCAGATGATTTTCTTAAGATATATACCTACTTATTTTATATGACTTGTCCTAACCCTGATCTTAACCCTTTCTTTAATGTTCCTGAACATGAAAAGGAGGAGATAATTATGGCTGAGATTGACATGGATATTTCTACGGAAGATGAATTAATCATCCGGGGTATGAGTACTTGTCAGAAGTTATATGAGACTCCCACGTATAGAACATATGTAGGAATTAAATCTATGTTAGATAGATTGGCACACTATATGGAGACTACAGAAATACAACATGGTAGAGATGGTAATATTACAGCATTAGTAAATGCTGCTGCTAAATTTGATCAGATAAGACAATCTTTTAAAGGAGCTTATAAAGATTTAGCAGAGGAACAAAAAAGTCAAGTAAGAGGTAATATAGGATTAGCATACGATCAATAATTATGGAAAATAGTTTATATGGATGGTTGTTTACATACAACACCTACACAAAAAAATGGTTTGCATTTAAATCAGAGGATAAAGAGGCATATTTTGGGAATGATAAAGAGTGTAACTCTATGATTTCCTCAAAGACAATTGATACATTATTGTATATGATTATTACTACTGAAGGGAAACCTGAAGAATTTGATAAATTAGTGGATGAATAATTTTGTTGAAATTCCTACTTGGGAAAATGGTCAATGGACAACTACATGTTTTTCTACTAGAGAAGAATGGAGAGAATATTTGTTGTCATTGTTTAAAGAACCAGGTCAGTATAATTTCAATGAAACAGCATTAATATTTAATAAAGAAGCCGCTAATTTTAATAAGTATGGTTTTTATACAGTAGCCCCATTTAAATCTAAAGATTATATTTACTACTGGGATGACCAGAAAAAGAAATGTAAGAACGGGGTATTGTATAAAGATGGTATAGGGGTGTGGTATCTTTCTAGAGATTATTATATGTGGCTTAACTTCTTACCTATCTATGATAAGGAAGAGAAGAAGTTTGGATTTGCTAAAGTCCGGGATGCTCAATATCACATGGCATTGTATGAAACATTAGCAGAGTTATATTATAAGCATGTTGCAATTCTTAAGAAACGTCAGATAGCATCCTCATATTTTCATGCAGGTAAATTAATTAATTCATTATGGTTTGAGGAGGGGGTTACTTTAAAGATAGGGGCTTCACTTAAAGATTATATAAATGATAAAGGTACTTGGAAATTTTTAGATGAATATGCATCTTTTTTAAATGAACATACTGCTTGGTATAGACCTATGAATCCAGATAAGGTTATGCTATGGCAACAAAAGATTGAGGTAAGAAAAGGTAATAAGAAAACTGAGGTAGGATTAAAAGGTACTATACAAGGTATGTCATTTGAGAAATCTGCAACAGCAGGTGTGGGTGGTCCTTGTCAGTATTTCTTCCATGAGGAAGCAGGTATTGCTCCTAAGATGGGGGAGACTTATGAGTACTTACGGCCAGCATTACAATCTGGGATGGTTACTACCGGGGTATTTATTGCAGCAGGATCAGTGGGGGACTTAGATCAATGTGAACCATTAAAGAATTTAATCATGAACCCTGAAGCTAATGATATTTTTGCAGTAGAAACTAATTTATTAGATGCTAAAGGTACTATTGGTACAGCAGGATTATTTATTCCTGAGCAATGGTCTATGATGCCATTTGTAGATAAGTATGGTAACTCATTAGTAGAAGAAGCTTTAGAAGCTATTAAAGAGGAGAGAATTAAATGGAAGAAAGAAATTGAACCAGATAAATATCAGTTACGTATCTCTCAGAAACCTACAAATATTGAAGAGGCATTTGCATTTAGAAGAGAGTCTGTATTCTCTGTACATTTGTTAGCTGCACAATTAAGAAGAATTGAAGATAAAGAATATCCTTATGAACTATTAGAGTTATATAGGAATGAAAATAATATTTTAACAATAAAAGATTCAAATAAAATACCCATCACTGAATTTCCTATCTCTAAAAAGACAGAGGATAAATCAGGTTGTTTAGTAGTATGGGAGAGACCAAAAAAAGATCCAACATTTGGAATGTATTATGCAAGTATTGACCCGGTTTCTGAAGGTAAGACTACTACCTCTGATTCTTTATGTTCCATCTTTGTTTATAAAGCTCCTGTGGAGGTATGTAGAGAGGAGGGTGGAGAGCAGAAAACGCATATAGAACAGGATAAGATTGTAGCAGCGTGGTGTGGACGTTTTGATGATATCAAAAAAACACATGAAAGATTAGAGCTAATTATAGAGTGGTATAATGCCTGGACATTAGTGGAGAATAACGTATCTTTGTTTATTCAGTATATGATCTCTCAAAGAAAGCAAAGATATCTGGTAACAAAAGATCAGATATTATTTTTAAAAGATATTGGTAGTAATGCCAGTGTATATCAACAGTATGGTTGGAGAAATACCGGGACATTATTTAAGGCCCACCTTATCTCTTATGCTATTGAGTTTTTAAGGGAGGAAATTGATCATGATTATAAAACAGATGGTACAATAGTAAAAACAACATTTGGTGTATCTAGAATTCCTGACCCTATGTTAATAAAAGAAATGTTAGCATACAGAGATGGATTAAACGTGGATAGACTTGTAGCATTTACTGCACTTGTAGCGTTTGCAAAAATCCAACAATCAAACCGTGGATATTTAAAACGTAAAGAAGTAAACTCTGAAAGTTTGGATAAGTCAAAAGATTTGTATAAATTAAAAGTAGGGGCATTCAGACATATTGGAAAAACGGTGTCTACAAGTGGTATGCAAAAACCAAAAATGGCATTTAAAAATATTAAATAATGAATTGGTATATGAGTACAACTGCCCTTGACAATATTACCATAAAGGTAACTTACACCTCATATTATATTGAGGGTGAAGAAGACATGATTGAATTAAATTTAGAAGAATTATCAGAACAACCTAATACAACAATTACAGATTATGGCTTATCTTTATAGACATATTAGATTAGATAAGAATGAACCATTCTATATTGGGATTGGTAGTGATTCTAAATATAAAAGAGCTAACTCTATTAATCCTAGAACTAAACATTGGAAAAACATTATTTCTAAAACAGAATATAGAGTTGATATAATTATGGATAACTTGTCTTGGGAAGAAGCATGTGAAAAAGAAAAAGAATTTATTGCTATTTATAAAAGAAATTGTGATGGTGGAATTCTTTGTAATTTAACTATTGGAGGTGAAGGAGCATATGGTAGAATCTTATCAGAAGAAACTAAAAGTAAAATTTCTAAAAAAGTATCTGGTATAAATCATGGCATGTATGGAAAATCTCATAGTGAAGCTGCAAAAAATAAAATTATAGAAACAGCATCAAAAAAAGTAATTAATATAGAAACTAATCAGATATTTACCTCTATAAAAAATGCTGCTATTAGTATGAATATTAGACCTAATACACTAACAAGAAAACTTTCTGGAATTAGAAAGAATGATACTGTTTTTAAATTAATTTAAAAAAAATAAAATGCAAATTTACAACGCACTGCAATTAAAAAATGGAGCAAAAGTAGAACATAATCGTATGTCTACTTTAACTCAACCTATACAATTTATTCCACGTAGTCAAAAAGATGATGATTGGAGTGCCCATAATCTTGATTGGTTAGAATGGCAGGGCATGAAACAATTGCGTAGAAATGCCAGAAGACTCTCTAAAAATTATAAACTTGCTAAAGGTATTATTGACCGCACTGATTATATTGTAGAAGAAGATGTTGAGTATGCTCAATTAATTGATGTACTTACAAAACAAGATGAATCTGCATTAGAATTAAAATTCTACCCTATTATTCCTAATGTAATTAATGTATTAGTAGCAGAGTTTGCTAAAAGAAATACTAGAGTTAGTTTTAGGGCTGTAGATGAAATCTCATATAATGAATTACTAGATCAAAAAAGAGCCATGATTGAGCAGAAGTTACTTGCTGATGCTGAACGTAAAATGGTTATGAGTATGATTGAACAGGGTGCTGATCTAGAGGATCCTGAAATACAAAAAGCATTAAGTCCTGAAAACCTTAAATCATTACCAGAGATTGAGCAATTCTTTAAGAAAGACTATAGGTCTATGTTAGAAGAATGGGCTGAACATCAAATGCGTGTAGATGATGAGAGATTTAAAATGGATGAACTTGAAGAGAGAGGCTTCCGTGATATGTTAATCACTGATAGGGAGTTTTGGCACTTCAAGATGAATGAAGATGATTATGAAGTAGAGTTGTGGAATCCATTAATTACTTTTTATCATAAGTCTTCAGATGTAAGATATATCTCTCAAGGTAACTGGGTAGGTAAAATTGAAATGCTTACTGTAGCAGATATTATTGATAAATATGGTTATCTAATGACTGAAGATCAGATGCGTTCTATGGAGGCTATTTATCCTACAAGAGCAGCTGGTTATCCTTTACAGGGATATCAGAATGATGGTGCTTATTATGATTCTACTAAATCTCATGAATGGAATACTAATATGCCTTCTCTACAGTATAGACAGTTTATGTCTACATGGGAACAAAATAGTACAGCCGGTAATGATATTGTTAGCCACATTATGTCTGAATCAGAGGATTGGTCTGATTATCAAAATACAGATATGTTGCGTGTTTCACATATTTATTGGAAATCACAACGTAAAGTTGGACATTTAACTAAGATAGATGAGACTGGTCAAGTAATACAAGATGTAGTAGATGAAGCATATGTTATCACTCAAAAACCTTTGTATGATACTAGTCTATTTAAAAATAAAAATAAAGAGAATTTACTTGCGGGTGAACATATTGATTGGATTTGGATTAATGAAGTATGGGGTGGTGTAAAAATTGGTCCTAATAATCCTGCTTATTTTGGTATGAATAATAATGCTAGTGGTATTAACCCTATTTATTTAGGTATTAATAATCCTAAAGCAGGACGTGTGCCTTTCCAATTTAAAGGTGATGCTACTTTGTATGGTTGTAAATTACCAGTAGAAGGTGCAGTATTCTCTGATAGAAATACTAAATCAACATCATTAGTTGATTTGATGAAACCATTTCAAATTGGTTATAACATTGTAAATAACCAAATTGCTGATATACTTGTAGATGAATTAGGTACTGTGATCATGTTAGATCAAAATGCTTTACCTAAACATTCATTAGGAGAAGATTGGGGAAAGAATAATTTAGCAAAAGCTTATGTAGCAATGAAGAATTTCCAGATGTTACCATTAGATACTTCTATTACTAATACTGAGAATGCACTTAACTTTCAACATTACCAAGTATTAAACTTAGAACAAACTCAACGTTTGATGTCTAGAACTCAATTAGCTAATTATTTTAAACAACAAGCTTTTGAAGTAATAGGGATCACACCACAGCGTTTGGGAGAACAAGTGGAGCAAGCTACCGCAACAGGTGTTAGAATGGCTGTATCAAACTCCTATGCGCAAACTGAGACATATTTTATTAACCATTGTGATTACTTAATGCCACGTGTACATCAAATGCGTACAGATTTGGCACAATTCTATCATTCAACTAAACCTTCAGTTAGATT